CTGTGCGACGAATCTCAGGCATCGCACCCCTGGCGTACTCCGAGATTCCCGACACCGTGTTGATGTCATTCTCGATGATTTCGCTGTAAGCATAGATTTCAGGCGAAAGCGGTATCTGCGGCATCGGAATAATAACATCCGACAACGGCTTGTTCTCATCGACAACAGGCACCATGCGGCCATCCTCGTCCGACTCGAGGGCTTCACGGCCCTCAGGTCCAAACGAACGCTCATGGAACAAGTACTTGCGGGCATACCGTTTACGGTCGTTCATCAACTGTGAACGAGTCTTATCGAGTTCAAGCTGCAACGATTCGATAGCTTCCAAATCACCTATCGGGTAGAAGAAATCGGGAACGTCATAGTTGCGGATCATCACGAATGGTTGACCATACGCATACGGCATCGGCATCGGATCAACAAGGAACTCGTCGGTTGTTTCCCCCCACACCGACATCGTGTTCGACCGAATGTCGTAAAACTCCCAGATCGTTACCCGTTCCTCATCAAACAAGTATTCCCTGTTGTTGAGAAACTGGGCGGCATACATGGGGTTAACCCCACCATCCGAAGTCAACTTCTTCCTCACCGACGGCTTATACCGCTTATCGTTCTGCGCTTCCTCAAGGGGGCGAACAATCTTCTGGGCAATCCAGGTGAGGTCATCCATGCAGGTCGCTTCAGGATCAACATAAATGTCGAACGGGGATACCCGCTCCACGAATGGCTGATCCTCCACGACCATCATCGCTGTCTGTGGGACGTTCGCAGCCATTTCGTCATCAGTGGGGAGACCCCCAGCTAAAGCCGGTGCCTCAGCAGCAAACGAATCCACTTCCGAAATGGCCTGATCAAGCATTTCCTGCTGCTCAGCGTCCGACAGCGACATTTCCTGCTCAACAAACTTCCAACCCACCTTGATCCAGCCGTGACCAAAGATGAGGAAATCTTTCACAGCCCGACGGAACGGGGTGCGGAAATCGTGGTGACGCCACATGTGGTTCACCACGGCCTCAACAAACGCAGCCCTGTCCCCATTCTCGGATTCGTTCGCTGAAACAACAATCTTGGGGTGATTCACCGAAACTGACGGAGCAATCACATTCACCGTCGAAAACGACAGATTCACAGCAATCAAATCACGATTCGCTGCCGAGGTCTGCGGCCAATGCCGGCCACGGTACAAATCGTTCAAACGCCGCCAAGTAGAATCAAGACCCTCCTGGTCGCGCCAACGACGCGCACGATCAATGCGTTGCCGATTCTTCTCCAAGATTTCGGTACGGGTCTTACGAGCCATCAGAAATACGCCTTATCGGGTAGACGTTCAAGGTTGCGTCCATTGGCTTTCGCTTCCGCTTCCGCCTTGCGTCCCCGCTGCTCACGGGTCAAATGCTGCTCATCGGGAGGCAACCGGTTGACGACACCCCGACCCGTGTCGAAACGGATCCCTACCAGCTTCTGACGCCACTCCCAAAGCCCTTCAAGAACCAACGGTTCCAAAGGCCCCCTAAGAGATTCCGTATATGAAACGAAATCATCAAACGTGGCATCATGTGGCAGAACCGCCACAGTTACGGACGCTTAGTGTGCGGAGCTGCGTTGTGACCAGCCAGGTCAGGCTGCGGCTTCCCAGGCTGCACAGTGCCAGTAACACCATGCTGGTTGACCGGCGTGTCACGCACACCGACCTCACCGTAGCCGCCAGTCTGGCTAGCGTACTTGGGGCTGTCGAACCGCTGCTTCGGCGAGTTCGGAGCCGCAGGCTCCCAAATCGGGTTAGCCACGGTGGAATCCCCGCGTTCCATCCTGTTGTTCTTGCCTGTGCGGCCATCAACGGTTTCAGTACCGTTGGTGTGCGAAACAAACCTTGCCATCTAACACTCCTCAGTGTGGTCCCTACTTAGATCAATACGGTGTCCCACGCACCGTCGCTCCACCAATCCTCAAATCATCACCCACAGCACCAGGACGCTCCCCCAAACGGGCAAACCAGTCCACAGTCCAGTAATCATCAACCTTCTGTGCATACTCAGGGGCATGAGCGAACTTACGCATCTGATTCGCCAAAGCCAACGCAATCACCCGATCATCGTAAGGAGACCCAGACATCGACCCCCGCTCATTGCGGACAAACGTCCGCAACTCCGCAATCGTGTGACGGTCATAAATCGTCAACTCGTTGTTCCGCAACGCCATCGACAAATCGTCAATCATCAAAGGCTTCGACGTTCGAGTCGTCTTCCACCCAAACTCCTGCGACACCTTCGACGTAGCCTGATTCAACGACCGGCGACGAAACAGATTCGGATACCCCAACTGGCGCAACATCGTGATCGTCGTCAACCCATGATTATTCGACTCAACACAACACAAAGCATCCCGATACCAAAGCCCCAAAGACAACACCTCATCAGCCAACGCATCAGGCGGAATATGCCCATGCCACGACGCAACCAGCTCCCCCGTGTTCAAATCCAAAACATGGGCACACGAATAATCGCCATGACCCAAACCCTCAGCCGTATCCACCCCCATCACATAGCCATGCTGGGCATGCGGACGAACCCACACCTCCAAACTCACAGCCTGAACTCCACAGACCTAGCCGACACCCTGTGCAAATACCCCGACTCGCCAAACCGGACATGGCGTTTCATTTCCTCCAACAAATCTAAATCAAACACAGGGTTACCTGACTTAACGAATGCTTCTTCAGGTGTCGTCGGATACTCCTGGGCGAGCTGCCAAGGCAGCATCGAACTCTTCTTCTCCTCATACCAGGCCGGTCCACGATCCTCAGTCGCTGACCAAGGAAAAAACATTGATTCAAACTTGTTGGCACCAGTCGTCGCACCTACCCACAGTTCGTGAAAAAAGTTCCCTGACCCGTTAGCGGTAGACAAACCAATGATGCGTCCACCAACATCAGCGACAGGTTCTATAGACGCCCACGCTTCCTCAGCGTTGGGAAGGAACGCCCATTCGTCAACCACAACCAGCGTAGCTGACTCTCCTCGAGCAGGATCGGATGCTGAAGGCATCGAAGTAATCTGGCTACCATTAGCGAACCCCATTTTCTGCTGATGCTCAATCAGTTGCTTCGGGCCACGCTCCACCATCCATTTCGGCATGTGGGAAAACCCGTACTTGGATTTACGCAACAACAACACTGATTCACGCTCAGTGCGAGACAAATCAATAATGTTCTGATCAGGTGTAAAGAACGCCAACCAAAACTGGTGGGCGGCAACCAAAGTCGTCCACCCAATCTGACGGGCCTTCAACGACAACGAATACCTGTTCGCAGCCCACTGCTCCAAAGCCTCCGCCTGAGCAGACCGCAACTTGAACAAAATGCGTCCCTCAGCAGGATGCGCTATATACCAGTAATGCTCAAGGAAATACTTTTCACTACGAACACACTTCCGCCACTCCGCCTCCTGGCGAAGCTCACCCAGACGAGACATTACGCATCTCGCCGCAATGACGGCACTCTTCCCACTGCCACCTCGAAGGAGTCGTATAAGACTCCCATTCGCGCCAGGCATGCTCACCGCGACGCGGTGAACCCTTCTTGTACTGCCAACAAACGTCAGTCATCTAGTCGAACAACGACTGTAACAGTCGACCCAAACCCCAAACCATGAACGCTATAGACAAAAACACGATCGTCACGAACGCCGACACCGACCACTTCACTGGCACGAATCGCACACCTCAGGGTTCTCAACGCCGCACACCAACGGCTCATCAGACTCAGGGCCATGAAACGGATCACCCCACGGACCCAAAACAGGGCGCTCACCGAATGCTTCCTCACGCCACTCAAGAAGCTCATCACCTGGACGCACGCTCACAACCCCTCCACGCAACACGACCCGACATGGCACTCCAACCCCTTAGCATGCATCGCAAACACCTCACGACGCACCTTAGCACGCGCCGCAGACCGCTCGACCCGCAACAAACGCATCCGCCTCCGACGATCAACCCTCAACAAGATCCACCTCAACCTCCGAACCAGCATCACGAAACTCAACGACCAGGGCCTCCAACTCGTCAGCCAGCTCCAAATCCGACAAACCAGAAGCAGCACGCTCATCATCAACAACGACACGCCGCTTCGGCGTGAACTTATCGATGTACTGCAAATACAAAGAAGCAGCCTTCACATCCCCATCAGCCGCCTGACGAAACAACGAATCAATCACAGACTGAGTCCGCTCAGGATGAATATTCAACTCAGCGCACCGACGATCCCACTCCTTCACAAACCGAGGGTCACGCTTAATGCGCCGCAACGAATCAACATGAATATCGCGACCCGCCGCCCACTCCTTCTGAGTGCGCGGACTCCGCTCAGGACCAAGCAGCAACCACTCCAACAACTCCGCCCAAAGATCAGGCATCTCACGCTCCCCAGATGCACCAACCAACCAACCACGACCACCAGCGTTTTGCGGCATGTCAACACCTCCACTACAAACCCGACACGTCCCATGTGGGACAGCACGACATAGTCACTGGGGGGGGCATCAGATATCAGATAGACACCCCGACACCGGCGGGGTGTCATCAGATGTCTTTACAAAACGCAGACTGCCTACAGGTCGCAAACATGTGCAGGAAAGTTGACCCTACGTCAACGACTTCCAGGATGAGCACGCACTCTGGATAGGTATCTATACATATAGGAACACGAACCCCCCC